TTTCTTATTATTGGTGAAGATATTTTTAATCTTGTTCTTCCAGGATGTATATTGAATTTAAAACCTTTTATAAAGTTAATAACTAAAGGAGTTCTCCAATACTTTATCTGTTCTACGTGTGTCCAATAACTTCCTGCATAAAAATAAAAGAATGCAAGTTCTTTAACTTTTGTTTTGTTCGTTACTTTATCAAATTTAATTTGTATATCTGTTTTATGTATATCATCAAAAGGCATTTCAAATATATTATGTATTTCTCTTATTGCCTCAAAATATGAAAGTACACTTTCATCATATTGATTTGCAGGTACTTCGTGGAATCTAAATCGTCTATTAATTTGTGATAAAGTTATATCTTTTATATGATAAATGTCTACGCCATTATTATTAACAAACCTTTCTAGTTTATTAATATTTTCTTTTGTAAAGGAATGTAAATCAAATTCAGTCCTTACTAAATTTTGAAATTCAATAAATCCTGCTATGTCGTATAATTCTTTTTGCCTCTTCGAAAACATAATGATATTTATATGGTTAACCCAGGACGAATCCTGGGCAACCGGTTTGAAAATTGTTACATTGAATACTAGAATGTTAATAGCAGGGTCTAGTACACCTATCCTTTATGTTAAAACAGCCTTACGTAAATATTAGTATTCTTATGTAATTATTTATCTTTTTAGTGTAATCCATTGGGTACAATTATATAGTGAATAGATAAAACTACACCAACACTTGCACCTAAACCAATCATCATCTTTATGAAGTCTCTAGTTACAAGAGGGAAAACAGTTCTAAACTTTTCTTTACCTGTAATAGTTGCCATAGCAAGTTCACGACCACAAAGTAAACCAACGAATACCCAAGTTGTTGACATTGGTATATCATTCAGTTCTTTGAAGAACCAAAGAATTAGAAAATATACACAATCAATTATTGTAGCACTTCTTACATAACGTGTATTATGTTTTTCAATTACGATGTTTTGTATTTTACCACCACCAGTATAAAATATATAACCTAAACCAAATACAAATACTGCACTTACCATTACCATTAAATCGAATGGTATTTCTCTTGGTAAGAATACGGCAATGTTTGCCATATCATGTGATAACCAAGTGAACCATAAAAAGCCAGTTGTTATCCACTGACCTACTCGCCAATATATTTTATGATTTTCAGCGACTGGTTTTGCTTCATCAAGTATTTTAGTAACACCAATCCAGATTACATATGCCGCCACGGCCGCAACTGCATAACCCATCATTGATTTGACTAGCATCTTCTCTAATACAAACGTACTAGCAAATGCACTTAGCACTAAGAAACTTGTACTTACTGGTACACCTATTCTTGTTAATACCAATAGTAAGCCTGGTGCGGCGGCGTGATACCATTGAATTTCTTGAAATGGAATTTTGTTCAATCGTCCGTAACTAATATCTCCACCATTAGTTGTCCAACCATACCACAAAGTATAAAGTAGTACCGCACTTGCGGCTCCCCACATTATCTTCCAATTAAATTTTTCGTTGTTTGATGCAATCCAAGTACCAAGAGTTTGTACTGAATCGTTTGCGATGACTGAGTATGCGGCAAATAAAAAACCTATTGCCATCCATAGAGTTAGTGCGTCCATTTTTTATCTCTTTCTGCTTAACGTCTTTACCACGTTGCTCACAAAGTTAGACCAGGCTCGACCTTATTGCTTGCCTGGCTGTAATACGATATTACAATCATTATTTATAATGTAACACAAAAAAGATATGAAATCAATACACTTTTTGATTGTATTGTGTATAACTTTGAAACAAAAATGATAAATAAAAACAACATCAAAAACGAATACCAAATTTTTTTTTGGCTATTATTTTTTTTTGGATAACAGAAAGGAAAAAAGAAAATGACGCAATTAATAAATCCTACAAAATTTACTAAAACAGTTGGCCTTTTAAGGTCATTTTTTTTGGATAAAGGTTTTGAAGAGGTACATACTCAAAACAGATTAAGTATATTGGCGGCTTGTGAAGATCCGTTCAATGTAGCAACATACAATTACGCAGGCCAGGTCTGGCCCCTTCCCCAAACAGGCCAAATGTGGTTAGAACATGAATTACTTTCAAAGCCCGATGCAAAGGGCTTTTTTTGTGTCTCCACGTCCTATAGACAAGAACCAAATGCAATCCCAGGTAGACATGATATAATATTCCCTATGTTTGAATTTGAAATGCCAGGTGGCTATGACGAATTGAAAAAGATGGAATATGAACTATGTGAATATCTAATGTTCCCTAAACCAGAAGAAAGAACATATGCAGACTGGCAAAAACATTTTGGTCTAGATCCAATGACTGAAATGGAAGCTGAACATGAAACTAAGATGTTTGAAGAATTCGGTGCAACTATGATTACTGATTTTCCTGAAATGACATCTCCGTTCTGGAATATGAGTAGACACGAAGGTGGTGCTACAAGTAAGAAGATAGATGTTATCTTAGGTGGAATGGAAACAATAGGTTCTGCGGAACGTTCTTGTGATGTAGAAATGATGCGTGATACTTTTCACACAATTACAAATGGTGAATACTCACAATTATTATACAAGCTATTCTCTAAAGAAAGAGTAGAGGCAGAATTAGAAAAGTTCTTAGAATTTGATTTCTTCCCAAGAGTTGGTGGTGGAATAGGTATGACAAGAATGATTTCTGCTTTAGATAAGAATTCGTAATACTTGCTAGTTTAGGGTGATGGAATTGGTAGACATGACGGACTGTTTATCCGTTGTAACATAGTTACGTGGAGGTTCGAATCCTCCCCCTAAAGCCAAGTAATAATTTAAAGGAAAAAAAAGAAAAGACTAGAGAATGAAATGAAAGTGAGTAAAAATATGGTCTCTAGCCTTTTCTCGGATTTGTGAAGTTCAGCATAAGCCACTTTGGGATATGGTATAGAGCCCATAAAATCACAAATTATTCAATAAGCAAACTAGGAGGGACTTGGTTACACCCCCAACCCCTCGACTCAGATACCATTCTAAATCCAGGGAACCTACTTCCACTCGGTAGAGTGATGTGACCCTCGGTCGCTAGACTTTGAGCCTGGGTACCACCCCTAAGTAGTCAAGTTCGACCGTCTGGTAACAGCCTCTTCCTTGCACTAGTATCAAAAGTTTATAACTCTTTTGATGCTTATGTTTATTAATATAACATATTGATTCGGCAAAGTCAACACCTTTTTTCACTTTTTTTAATTTTTTTTGAAATAAATTAAATCTGCCCAATCTGTACGACCATTCATAGGATTTTTGCTGATATGAGCAATATCGTATAATTCAAAACCCAATGGAATCAGGGTTTTTTCTATATCATAGAAACTGCACTTTTTTGTGTATAAATCGTAGAAAGATAATTCTGTGAGAATAACTCTAGTATTTTTAAGAATCTCTTTACCATGCTCTAATATCTCTGGTTCTGATCCTTGAGCATCCATCTTTATTAGGTCTAAATGAGTTATGTTATTTTTCTTTGCAAACGTATCCAGTGTTCTTACGTGTACTTTTATCGTCTTAGACTTAAGAAAGTCTTTGTGACCGCTCTCTGGCTTGTTTATAGCTATACTATCGCTACTATTCTCGTTTAGCTTATGTAGACTACTCAACATTGGTTGATGTTTACTTACATGAAAATCTTGTAATCCGTTATGAGAACCAAGTGCTATATTGTGTACACTTACTCCAGTAAACAATGCTTGACATAAATGTAGCTTTCTATAAGCCTCAGGTAAAGGTTCACAGGAATGTATTATTGACTTTTCCCATACTTCTTTTAATCTATGTACTGATTGTCCTACGTTGCCACCAATATCTAGAATGATAGGTTTATCTGTTCCTATCAAGTTTTGTACTACTTTGTCCTTAGTAAATTTACCTAAATAATCTTTAGTTCTCTGGTCGCTATCTTTATACGTCATACGATTACTGAACGGTCTCTCCAAGTTTCATCAACATAATTTACGATAATACTTACTCTATCATTTAACAGTGGTTTTAATCCGTGTAATTCTGTTCCTGTATTAGCAAAAAACCAACCTGAATTCTTTTTAGCAGGTGTATTAGTTTTCATAAAACTTGTACTTGTATCTGTATCTGATAGATAAATTTGTAATGTAAACAACTTTGCTTTATCATCAAAATGATTATGTAACCAACTTCCTTTGGCATCTTTACAAAGTTCAATTCTTGTACCTAATTGTGTAAAGTCTTTGCCACATATATCACTAAATTTTTGTTTGATATGTTTGCTATCAAAAAATATACATACTTCGTTAAATGATGTCCAATCTTCATATTGATTCATCCAAATTCTTTTACCTGTTTTATCAGTTCTCATACCAGCCATTGGTACATAAGGTAAGTCTTTAGCTTGTTCTAAGATTTGATCCTCTAATCCAGTTTCAAATACTTCTTCTACAACCCATACAGGGTATCCGTAATCTTTCTTTTCTATTTTCATTTTTGTAATTCCCAATAGTAATTATATTTATTTCCTCTCCATTTCATAGTTTTTGAACTAGTTCTCTTACTTAGTACTTCAACACCATTTACTATTACTGAATTTTCTGTCTTTTCAAACTTTCTTGGAGGCATGTAAAGTGATGGAAATGCCAATGCTTTAATATCAGCATCATCACCTTTTACTTCTCTAAATCTTATTCCGTGTTTTTCTCCAGATGCAGTGTGTATCGTTCCTGGAGTATTACCCATTTGTGCAGTATGTCCAAAAAAGAAATTTCTCCCTGCAACTTGCATTGATACAGATTGATCCTTTGTATGTAAGTTCCATAATCTTAAATGTCTATATCTTTGTGGAAAAAGTCCGTTAGTATAATCAAATATTAAAACATAAAGAGGTTGTTTGTATATATCTCCTAATAACAATCTTGTATGTCCAGGATGTATTCCCCATTTGCCATATGGCGGATTACCAACAGTTGTACCATTATCGTTTTCAAAATAATTAAAACATAAAGGGTCTTTCATTTTTTCACCTTTACGAAAACTCATAATCATGTAGTAAAGAGAATTAAGTTTTAAAAGTGATTCATCAGTTTGTTCAGGATCATCTGTATAAACGATATTTTTTGATTTGAAACATTCGCTAACCATCATATCAAAGATATTATAACGCCATTCATCATTAGTGTACCCTAATAAAAATCTATTGGCCTCTGCTAAAGTACCTTTAAATATATAAGTTTTAATGCCTAATTCTTTATCTGATTGATGTGCTAAATCTAAAAAATGTGACCAATCTTTTATACGAACTCCACGAAACAATGGACCCCAATAGCTTCCTTTATAACTTAAATCTGTTCCTTGATATGTATCATAATCAATCATATTCATCTAACAAATTCTCCTTGTTTTCTGAATAACCTTTCGCAGGGTTTAATTCATCTGCACCAGGCAAAGGATCTTTCTTTTCTGTTATAACAGGCCATTCTCTTGACCATTTATCATTGATATCGTATAATCTTTGTGTGAATTTTGGGGAAGTATCTGATATTATGGCTTCTGCTGGACATTCAGGTTCGCATACACCACAATCTATACATTCATCTGGATTGATAACAAGCATATTATCGCCTTCATAGAAACAATCTACTGGACAAACTTCAACACAATCAGTGTACTTACATTTTATACAATCCTGTGTTACTACGTATGTCATCAATCACCTGAAATAAAAGTGCAACTAGTTCTGTTGCCAGGTCAGTTGCCAACCCCGAATGATTATGCCGCTAGGGCTAAATCTTCATTTGCAAAATTATCGTTTGCATTTATAGTTTTTGACCGAATAACGTAAGTCACCACGGTTAACTCCACTTCGCTCTCATACCAGTCGATCCTAGTTCAGGCCCATCATAAGAACATTACAACTATAAAATAATGTGCTTATGGTGGACCTGCTGGGTACTGCCCCCAGGTCCTGCATACGTTTACGTTGTTTCAACGTCAACTACTATATTTATACACTATAGCAACGTGTTTGTCAACAAATTAAAAGGTGATTTTTGTACCAATTGTTGTTTCAGTTCTTTCGAATTCTGTATTTAAATCATTGTTGATGTAAACAGTGATATTGTCTGCAACTGAATGAGCAAAGTTTAACTTTGTCTTGTTTAGTTCAATAAAATCTTGTCCTGACTTATCGATATCCCATAGTCCACCTGCTGAGATATCCCAACCTAAAATAGGTTTAGTCATCATGAATTCGCCTGTGTTTGCATTGGCTTCTGTTTGTCTTTCAAGAGTTAATTCAAATGTCATATCTGAATTGATTGATTCCTCGGCCAAAGCGGCTCCAGAAAAAAAGACTGCAACTAGCAGTCCGATTACGTTAAGTTTTTTCATAATATCCTCCTTGTTGCCTAGTTTAAAGTGCCTAGACATGTTTAATTATGAACCTATATTCTAACATAGGTTGTAGTAAGAGTCAACACCAATATTACTTTATCAGAATATCTATTGATTTCCCGCTAGGAATTTGTGAAATTTGATTTACAAATTTTCCTTGACGATTGTATATTTGAAGTTGTGCCTCTTTCGCTCTGTCAACTCTTTCATTATAATTATCTAAGGCGTCTTTTGAAATTTGTCTTAGTTTGTTATGATAGTCAACAATCTTTTGTTTGTTCACATAATACTGATTCATATCTAATCTATGATGATATGCTTGTATACTATTAATTTCCGTCATCTCTAGTCTCCTGTAAACAAACGTATTTCTTATTTTTAATATAACTGTTTGTAAGATACATATCTCTTCCTTTAGCCGCTACTTCACAAGCAGGCATGTAATCAAATCTATCTTCTTGTTTAACTGTTATATCTCCATTTGCATGTAATGTTACCAATACCAATAAGTACCACAATATCCTCTCCTAAAAGTCATACTCGATTCCATTGATAGTATAAGTCTTTCCATTAAAGCCTTTATCCATCTTTTCTTTTTCAGTAAGTTTATCACCATCTATTCTCTGTCTATGATTAAACTTCTTTTTAACTTCTTTCTTTTCTACTTTTTCTTCTTTTTTGAAAATTTTAAAAATATTACCCACTGACATAAGGTCTCCCATCTTTAAATTTAGAATAGAATTCTTTTTGTTCATGAATTCTTCCTAATACTTCTTGTATTTCATTCATTTCTCGTCTAAGTTCAGGTGATGTTTCACCTTGTGCAATAGCAAGTCCTCTACGTCCTGCTTTTGCCCTCAAAGCATGTTCTATTATTTCTATGTCTCTGATAGATAACTTAAATGTTGTATTAGGTTTCGTCATTAGCTACACCATTTTTATCTAGTAATCTCTTTTCCATTTCTTCCTTAATATCCAGTACTTTTTCTTCTGATATGATTTTGATTATAGTTTCTGTTAAGTCTTTTTCTCGGCGTAGCCAATATAGCTTTTGTTCTATTATTTTGAGTTCTTTTTCATAAAAAGAAATCTCTTGTTCTTTTCTTTTACTCTGGTCTAAAAACTCAGATAAAAGAATTAATCTTGGTGTTCGTTTTTCTTCCACTCTAGAGCCTCATATGCTTCTTCAAATCCTTCTTCGTAAATATCTAAACACCCTGATTCATTATTCCATAATCTTCTAAAATATGAATCATGCATTTTGATTATTTCTTCTTCGCTCCATATATGACACCCTAGATGGCCCTTTACGAGCCAAAAGAGTCGGTATGCTTCTTTCCTGAATTCGTCAGTCATCAGGGTGCCATTGTCCCTTAGTTAGTGTTTACTCTGATTTCCAGATAGTCCAGGCTCCCCAAGCAATAGCTAGACCGGCCGCTATTTTTGCCAATGGTGCCATGAATAGAATCATAAGACCTAATGCAATACATACTGCACCGTCCCATGTTGTTCTTTCCTTACTTCTACTTTTGATCCATTTAATCATAGTATTCTCCTTTCAGGGAAGATTTATCAACCCTATATATATTTATGCGTTATTTTGTCTTATTTGTGTGGAAATGAATATTCCTATTGTCGAATGTGCTTTTTTATTATAATGATTATCGTAAGAAGATAAGGGATTTTCAGTCTTTTTAAGCCAGTCAAAAATTGTTATTTCTTGTTTTTCTGCTAATAGTTTATTAATAGTTAGATAATTTTTACCTAATGTTTTTTCATCTTCAATGTTATTTAACCAGTTTTTAAAATCATCTGCTATCCCAAGTTTGTTCCAATGGTCAATACCTTCATCTATTGTTTTGTTCCAATGTTTTCTTCTTTTTACTATTCTTTCATCCATATTATCACGAGGAGAAAATACATAATGTTTGATATTAGTTGTATCAAGAAAACGTTTTAATGTTTTTCTAAATTGATAGGTCTTAAAAGTTAAACTAATATCATTGTTTAATACTCCATAATAATAATCTAAATTTTTATCACTAGTATACTTAAATGTATTGAGAAAATCTATTTGCTTTTCTTTGTCAAAGAATATTTGTCTTTGTGGGTCTGTAAGACTAAAAAGTAGAAATACTTTTTCTTTCGGATTTTTATTTAACCAGGCTTCTGCATTTATTAATGATAGTTCATCACTACACCCTGGTAGTGCAAGATTTACTGATTGTTTGAAATTTAATTCTTTTTCTATATGTTTAACATACGAATGACTATTACATACTTTCTTCCACTCTTGACGTTGTTCATCGTCTGAGTCTGCACTTATTCCTTGTATGATAGTAGGGTGTTGAACAGTTCCTTGTCCAAATGCGAAACTATCGCCAACACTGAGTAATGTATACTCTGAGAAGTTCATTATGCATCACTATCTTTTATATTCTTTAGTTTTTCTTTACGCAATGCTTTAGCAGTACTTAACACTTTTTCTGGAACTCTGGTGTCAAATGTAATGCCTTCTAAATGGTCATGTTCATGTTGTATTGCTTGAGCCCAAACTCCAGTAAACATCTTGGTCTGAGTTTCACCTTTTAGATTAGTAAATGTACAATGTACTTTATTGTATCTTTCTACGTTCATTTCTAACATAGGAAAACTCAAACAACCCTCTAAGAATGTTTCTCTTTCAGCATCATCTGTAGCTTTCCAAGTAGGATTTATACATACTACAAAGCCTGTTTCTTTATGTCCTATAACAAATACTCTTTCCATAACACCAACTTGAGGTGCCGCAAGACCAATACCATCATATTCTTGCATAGTAATAATCATATCATATACTAATTTTTCTGTTTCTTTTGTTATGTTATGAGGTTCACATCTTTGTCTTAATCTAGGATCTTGTTCATCTATCAATTTATATGCCATTTACCCTCCAAAATATAATTTTACTAACCCCATGGCTAATAAGGTTGTAAGCACACCGTTTAACATTATTAATGCTCTATCATGCCAGAGCATACCTACCCAAAACCAACCGGCAGTTCCAAAGATACTGAACCACATATCATATTCATGTAATCCTATACTTCTATAAACTACTGCTAATAAGATTAATAAACTTGCAGTCCACTTTACATACCAAGATAAGTCACCTTTGGGTGTAACTTTCTTGAATACTCTAGTAGAGTTTAATTCTTTAATCTTCTCGTCTAGTTTTTTGTACACTTCGTTCATCTAGTTTTCTTCTTTCATATTCAAATGCTTTGGATAATACAAACCAAAACACCATTGTCACAATCATTCCACAACCCAACAAACCTAATCCTGATGCTACTGTCATTTCAATAATTCTGTTAGTGTTGCTTTTATTCCTTCTTCTGGTAATATTGTTGGACTCCAGCCCAATAAATTTTTAACTTTTACTATATCTGCTAAAGTGTCTTTTGCATAGCCTTTAGGATGAGGTTCATATTCTACTTCAACATCTGGTTTTAATTCTTTTATCATGTCAACAACTTGATTTACTGATATGTTTTTACCTGTACCTATATTAAAAGTTTCATTTTTTACTTTTGATTCTATAGCACATACTACTGCTTTAGCTACATCTGATACATGAATATAATCTCTTAAATATCCGCCATCACCATGTACTGTAAGAGGTTTACCTTCTTTTGCCAATCTTGCAAATTTGCCAATCATCAATCCGCCTGTATTTGTATTTGGTTGATTTTCTGAATAAACTGTAAAAAATCTTAGTATAGTAAATGTAAGATTAAACATAATCTTGTATTGTTTACATAAATGCTCACCAAATAATTTTGTCATCGCATAGTAATTTAATGGGTCTGGTTTATGATAAGGTTTATGTGGAGTAGGATTATTTCCATATACTGAACTACTACTTGCATATATAAACTTTCTTACTCCAACCGCTGATGCGGCTGTTAATATATTTCTAGTCCCGTCTACATTGTTTTCAAAGTATTCATCTGGATTATGAAAACTTTCAGGTATACGTGGTTTTGCCGCTAAATGAATTACGTAATCTTGATTTGCACATGCCATTACACAACGAGCAGGATTTTGTAAATCTCCCTGTATGTATCTAACTATGTTATCAAATGGATTTTCTTTTTTATCTAATACTGTAACCTCATAACCAGAGGAGATTAACTCATTTACAACTTCTTTCCCTATATATCCTGCACCGCCTGTAACTAAGACTTTAGCTTTGAATTTCATTTATGTCCTCTTTCGACAATCGCCTTAGGGTTCTTGTATCTTTATCGATACATGTGAAACTGAAAGTTCCAGTAACACACTCAACCCAATCGATGTCTTTTGGTTTTCTAAACATCAACTTTATGTCGATATTTATCCTTGCAGGATTGCAATCTTTTACTTTTGCATATCCTTCAATAAATCCATATCTATAAGCAGGAGTAATAAATTTCATTTCTGCATGATTTGTAACTCCAACTATATTTTCTCTGTATTTTGTAAACTTTTCGTTGAGTATTCCAAATGCAGTTTCGTCTGCTAATTGAAATAATTTAGCACCTCTTACTGTTCCATTTGAATTTACACAATCTTCTGATATGTGTTCTCTTACATAAAGTTCCATTTTATCCTCTAAAAAAATTTATTATGTTTAATGTTTGATATGCAATAAATCTATCTTCTGCTCCAAAGTTTTTAATACTATGCCATGTATTCCAGTTATTGATTATAAACACACCTGAATGTTTTTTAGTAGGTCCTTCCCACCATATATTTTCAGTGTTCTTACCATAAGGTCTATCATGAAAAGTAGTACCACTCCCAGGATTATTGTCTTGTAAATTAATAATCAAAACTCCTATAACTTCTCTATTATCAATATGAGGAGTCATAAAAAAATCAGGTTTATCTTTTAGTAGTTCAATAGTAGATATATGATTTGAAGCCTGAGGCCATTTTAAATTTTCAAATCCTCTTGGCCAAGCACTTGTAAGTTCAGGTGCTTCTTCAAATGCTTTATCTTTACATAGATATTCATGTATTTGTTGTGTATGTTTATCCCATTGCTTTGCAAATTTCTTATGTTGTGGTATATTATCATCAAGTGATGTAGGTATTCTTAATCTATTAATAGCAAGTTTACTTTTACTTACTTCTGTATTTTCTTCTGGCCATTCTAGTTCTACTTCAGGAAGATTAAAATCTGTAACTTCCCACACTGGATATTCTTCATTAATAACTTCTAGTTTCATTATTTTAACTTTGGTATGTTAGGATCTACAAATTGCTCTGGTAAATCTAATTCACCAGGCTCAAAGAAGAACTTGTTTCTTTTTTCTGTCAAAAAGTTTCTAGCACTTTCTTCCATAAGATTTAATCTATTTTCATTAATAAGAATTGTTTGAAAATTCAACCAATCATTCCATGCTTGTTCAGATACCTTTTCAAGAATTTCTTGTCCAGCTGGACCAGGAAAAGGTGCTTTATCCAATGCACGTAATTCTTTATTATATTTTACACAATGTACTGTTTTATATTCCATGGCTTTCTCATATTGTTACTTTTATATTATCACATTTGCAATTAAAATGCAATAGCTAATTGCTATGTTCATACGTTATGGCTACTCTCTATGAGACTTGCATTTTCGACATATCGGGCTTGTCGAAAAAACGTAGCATTTCTGTCATTTTTCAAACATATTTAGTATAAATAAGATTGATACAAAAGCAAGGTTTCCACAAAACCTTCGTTGTATTGGCGACTGGGAAAGACCGTGGCATAACCCATGCCTTACAAGAGCGGCGCCGGGAGAGACCGGGGTATTGCTGTCCTCAAGCATCTACAATTTAGAGAACGGAGTTAAGAATGGTAACGAATTTTTTCGATGCCCTATTAAACTTCCTTATGGACAACGATAAGGTTAGTCATAGGGAATATATGGTTTGGGCAAAAACAGAATATAAAAATGACTGGAAATATGCTTACGAGCAAATGTGCTTAACGGGTAAAGCACCAACATACTATAAAGAAAACTAATAGGAGAACTAATAATGAACTTTATAAAAAAACTTTTTACTTTTAAATGGGGTTGGGAAACACAAGATCCGATTGAAGTGTATCTGTCAAATTCAGTAGATTTGGTTGATTTAGAACAGAGACAAAAGGCAATAACATATGGAAACATAAATCCAAATCTGAGAGGGTGGATTTAGTTTATGTGTAAAAGACTTGTATCGTGGTTTGAACATATTGGTCGCTATAGAGCGGCAACTGAATTAGCAAGACAAGGATATCATCAAGAAGCCAAAGATTTAATCTGTGGCAAGGAGATAGCCTAAATTCATTCGAATTTTTGCAATAGCACTTCTAGTATCTACGATGGTAATATCTGATGATACTGGAAGAGGTCTATTAGATAAAAAAGGCAAACGTAAAGAGGAGTTGCATCATGTGGCCTTACACTGATGAAGAACTAGATTTTATTAACGGAAATTAATCTTTAGCGAGATTAGGATCGTCTGTTGAAAGAAACAACTTACTAATTTCGCCAGGAAATGTAAAGTGACCTATATGATCCAATTTGATTAATGGGTCTAACCAAACCTCGCCACCAATTTTTTGCCATCTTCTACAAAAAGCATAATCTTCTGATAGATATCTTTTTGTTGCTTGTTCATGCATAGCATCAAAAAATAGATAAGTGTACTTAGATTCTTCTGCTGGTAAATCTAAATCATTGTTAAAATATAACTCAGGATAAGCATCCATCATTTTTAAGAATACTTCACGTTTGATTAGCATAAATCCAGTAGCCGCATCTTTGAGTTTTATTAATCCATCTTTTATATTAATTTCTCTTGCATCTGTTTGTTCATCTACAATCCAATCAAAATTTAATGCATACTTAGAACCTAATGATTTTAGTTCTTCAATAGTACGTTGTTTACCTTGAAGTACTTTTCTTTCAATCTCACGCCAATCTAAGTCTTTCTTTGGATATGCACCTACAATGATATCTTTATCATGTTGTAACATATGTAAAATATCAATACAATCAAAATTAATATCTGCATCAATAAACATCAAATGCGTTGCTTTTGGGTTTGCCATCATATAAGCAACCATATGACATCTTGCTCTAGTTACTAAAGATTCATTTGCTGATGTTGTTACTGAATATGGAATGCCGTATTTTGTATACGTCATATGTGCTTTTGACCAAGAACGAAAAAATCCTTCTGTTATTTGTCCGCCATAACAAGGCGTACAATAATGCACATGGGTTTTTGTTAGAAAATCTAAATCTAACTTATCTCTATATTTTTTAAATGAGTTTATAATATCTGACACTTTTCACCTATATTCTTTATAAGAATACAATATTTTTGTCTGATTGTCAATGCTTAATTTTAATGACCTGCGGCTTTATTTCTGCCAGCTTGTGCAAGTCCCATATCTACTGAAGATTGATATGGAGCAGTAGGTGTATTATCAGCTTTTTTGTCTTTTCCGCCTAGGGCTTTACTAGCCGCGTAACCAAGTCCCATTGTAGTCTTTGGATATTTTCTCATTAGTTTTCCAGCCACCTTTGCACCTTTTCCTAACCCTTTCAAGGCTCTTGGAAGTTGCGATAGAATAGCACCCCAACCCTCAGTAGTTTTAGTATTATCTCTTATCCAATCTCTAGCAACTCGTTTTGTTGGCGGTTTAATTAAAAACTTATCAATCGCTCTATCTACTTTGGCAAAGTTTTTTTGTCTAGCCGGATCTTCTAATCCGCCTGAGTTATCGATAACATAGAAGTTTGGAGCACCAAACATTTGTTGAAATTTCATAATGTTATCTTGTACCTGTTTCCACATATCTACTACCATGTCTTCTGGTACACTTCTGTCTCTTTTTAAATTTCTTTCTTTTGCAACATCTAAACTAGTATTAACAAAAAGCATCATGCTATCATAACCTAAACCTTCAAGACGGTCTTTAATCTTACCAATTTTCATAACATCTTTACCAGTTCCATCAATAACAACACCAAGTTTTCCGTCTAAGAAAATATTTTTTCTTTTCATTGTTAAGACTTTTGCTTTTTCTCGTCTTTCTTGTCCTGCATCACTACCAACATTATCTGGAGTCATTTCAATACCATCTTTATTCATGATAAGTTCAAAAACTTCATCTGAATTTACCATTTTTAAGCCAGTGCCTCTTAGCATTTTTTTAGCAACAAAAGACTTACCTGATCCAGGACCGCCTGCCATGAATACTGCTTTGAATATATGAGGGTCGTTAATACCTTCTTCTACTGGTTTTATGATATCATTAATTTTCATAATAGTATTTATCTTATCTAACGTTTTCGTCTATAGAATTCCAGCTAGTTCTAGCTGATGCTAACTCTCTATTGAGTCTTATAATTAATCTTTCAGTTGCAGGTCCAACAGTAGAATTTAACAATGCCATTTTTTCATCTTCTCTTGTTTGAATTCTAAACTTGTTACCTTCTGATTCATATACTAATTGTGAATTTGCTTTCTTTAATTCAGAAGAAACTCTTAATTCATTTGTTGATAATTGTTCTGCTAAGATAACTGCTTGTTGTTTTAAATCTTCTGTAGAAAATGTTTTATTTGCTACTGCATCTGCGATTGTAACTTTTAATGATTTTAAATCTCTTTTCAATGCAAACAGTCCATTTGAATAACTTGATTGCCATTGCTTCCATGCATCACTTGATATAGTTGTAGTAGTTTTATCTTTATGAGGATTAGGAGTACTTGAAGATGCAGAAGAACCTGTATTTGTTATTGGACTAATTTTTGTTCCACCAATAGCACTTTCAAGTGCCTCAAATGTATCTCCAAATATACCTGTAATTTCTGCAAATAAATTATGTAGATATGCATCTAAAGGTATATGAGATTTACCAGTATTTGTAAATGGTGATTGAGGAACTCCTTTAGATTGCGATGCCTCTTGTTTTGCTTGATCCATAGTTTTAATTACTGTATCTGCATTTGCTCTTGAATCTATTTGTGTAGGTATAGCAGAATCATTACTCATTGGTGTATTCAATTTACTTACTGCATTTTTCATATCTTGACTACCAGTATTAAGTATAACTGCCATTTGACATGGGTCTAATGCCGCGGCCGCCATTGCTAATGCTAATGCCTTACTTGCTAATTCTGTAGCAAGATTTAATAATTTTGATGCCTCGTTTGCAATTTGATTTGTTATATCTGCTACTGCATTTATAACTTTACCAACTAAACTTCCTACTTCACCTAATGCTGAACTTATTGCATTTGTTACTTGACCTATTACATTTGATACTGCGTTTATTACATCACCTACTATTCCTCCTGCATTTCCTATTGCAGTTGCTATATCATCTAAAACGCCTGTAACTCCTGTATCTTTCATAAAGCCATTTAGCTTTTCAAATGCTTTATCAATAAAGTCCATTGTACCGTCAAATGCACCACTTAATACTCCTAGTATTTCATTAAAGAAAGAACAACTTTCACGTTGCTCACCAAATTGTGCATTCATACCTGCCAAAGAACTGGCATCTGATAGTGTTTGAGGTAAGTTAGTCATTTGTCCTGCAGTATGACTTTTTAAACTATTGAACATTGCAATACCTAAGGCCGCAATAGTTCCTATTTTTAATACTTTATCTAAGTCAACTCCTGTTGCATTCAATATACCTGCAAAAATTGCCGCCTTTTCTATATCACTAAAACTAGATAATGATGAACCTATAGCACCTATTCCACCAACAAGTCCCAGTGTATTTGAAAATGTGTTTATTAATCCTAAACTATTATCTGCACGTGCTATATATGGATTAGAAAAATTATTAGCAGATAATTCATTGGCAATAGTCGCCAATGCAGATTGTCTATTGAATTGTAATTGTTGTTGTTGAAGAAGTGCTTGTTGTGAAGGAGTTAAAGTATTACCAGCAGTACTGCTATAAAATTGTGCAGGAGTTTGATTTACGTTAGAAAAAGTAAATGCTCCTCCGCCTTTTAAAACAAACTCTTGATAGAGCCTCTCTAGTTCCGCTTCACTTGCCATTGTCTTATCCGTTAGTGATTACATTCGGCGATCCACTAGCAACTTTAATTCCACAACTAAATGCATCACCTAATCTACCTAATGGTAACCCATTAACAAATACATTTGGTGATCCTTGTGATAATGGTGTAGTATGAGGTATACAAAAAGGTGGGACACCGTGTGGTGTATCTTTATCTGTAACTCTGAATGCAGACAAATTGTTTATAAAAACATTATTTGATCCTGCACTACATTGACCAGGCCCACAAGGTGGGTGATTTGTTGTAGAATCTGTAGTTCTAGCAGTTAAAGGCATTATGTAATCAATCCTTTTTTCTCTGGTGCAATCACGCCTGCAGTTGCGGCCGTGTATGCTTTTGTTGTTTCTGAGTTTGTAAGTAAAATTGAAACTATTTTATCACGATGTAAGACAACTTCGCCTTCGCTATCTCCAGTAACAGTAAATGGTTGAAATGAAATTTTCTGACCATACATTAATGTTAATGGTTTTTTGATAATAAAGTAATCTCCACTTTCACTAACAAACTTCCCTAATAATTCTTGTCCACCAGTTAGTACAACTGTGACAATATCGTTTTCTTCGTATCGTTTTTGTTTTAACATATCCTATCCGTATTTATGTTGTTAATTATATTCGTATTTATACACTATCTGAACTTAATATAATCGTCCTTTTCTGGTTTACTTTCTATTTCCCACATTTTCCCTACATGTGCAAAAGTATTAAACCATTGATTTGTGTGTAAATTAAGTGTTCTTTTTAAAGAAGATCCATATCCAAGACCTAATGACAGGTAAATATCTTTAATATCATCTACTTCCAGCTTTTCTATAATAGCATCAATATTTTTGTAATTCCAATCGAAACATTGGCAATAACCTGTATCTAATCCTTTTGCTTTGGCAGATAATATTATATTAGCCGATGCTATACCTGTTTCCATAGAACTTGATAAATGTCTATTATAAATTTGTGTTTCTAAATCTGTTACAATATTAGGGTCACCTGCTCTGTTCCAGTATGCTTCTTTTCTTCTTGTAAAAATAAACAAGTAAGGTGCTAGAACTTGAGTATTATATTCTACTGGAGTTTTATATGGATCTCTGATACAAAATTCATTAAAATGATTTCTAAATTCTGTATCTGACCAATCAAATATATGTATGTTATATCTAACTACGTTTTGTTTGGAAGCGGAACGTTTATGTACCTCTGACATTATTTCATCAACAATATCTTTGGATACTTCTTTGTTCATGTCCCATGTTGTTGTTTGCACTCTTTCGTCTATAAGTGTTTCCCAGTCCATGATAGTCTTTAACCAACTGAACCTTCAAGTGTTACTTCTAACAACTTATTAGCTTCAACGGCAAATTCCATAGGTAATCTTTGAATTACGTCTTTTACAAAACCATTAACAATTAAATTAGTTGCTTGTTCTTCATCTAACCCACGACTTCTACAGTAAAATATCATTGCATCTGATACTCTTGATGTTGTTGCCTCATGATTTATAGATGCTCCAGCACCTTCATTTTCTATGTAAGGTATTGTAATAGCCGCACATTTATCACCTATTAACATACTATCGCATTGTGTAAAATTTGTAGATTTACTATTACCTGCACGTTTGTTTAATTTGACTTTTCCTCTATATGTTTGTTTTCCATATTTTGCAGAAATGCCTTTTGATATTATTGTTGAAGATGTATTTTTACCCAAGTGTATCATTTTAGTACCTGTATCAGCCTGTTGTCTTCCAGTTGATATTGCTACACTATAAAATTCTCCTTGAGACTCATCACCTTTTAATATACAACTTGGATATTTCCAAGTCAATGCAGATCCTGTTTCAACTTGAGTCCAAGTTACTCTACTTTTATATCCTTTACACATTGCTCTTTTAGTAACAAAATTATAAACTCCACCTTTTCCTGTTTCAGGATCGCCTGGATACCAATTTTGAACAGTTGAATATTTTACTTCCGCTCTATCTTTTGCTACAATTTCAACACAGGCCGCGTGTAATTGATTTTCATCTCTAGCAGGTGCAGTACATCCTTCAAGATATGATACATAACTATCATCTTCTGCAACAATTAATGTTCTTTCAAATTGTCCTGTATTTGCTTGATTAATTCTAAAATATGTTGAGAGTTCCATTGGACATCTTACGCCTTTTGGAATATAACAAAAAGATCCATCTGTAAATACTGCTGAATTTAAACAAGCAAAATAATTATCAGTAATTGGTATTACTGAACCAAGATATTTTTTTACTAACTCAGGATGTTCTTGTACTGCCTCACCAAATGAGCAAAATATAATACCTTGCTTTGATAATTCTTCTTTAAATGTTGTTGCAACTGAAACACTATCAAATACGGCATCTACAGCCACACCTGCCAAAGCCGCTTGTTCTTGTGTTGGTATACCTAATTTTTCAAATGTTGCTAATACTTCTGGATCAACTTCATCTATAGAATTAAGTTTAGGCTTTGGTGTAGAATAATATGATATAGCCTGATAATCTATTGGTTCAATATCTAATTCAGACCATTTAGGTTCTTCCATTTTAAGCCATCTATTATATGCCTTAAGTCTCCAGTCTAATAACCACTGTGGTTCTTTTTTAAACTGTGATATTTTTGTTACCACATCTTCGTTTAACCCAGGTGGTAATGTATAGGCTTCGACTTCTGTAACAAAACCTTGTTCATATCTTTTTTCTAAATGTTTATCTATTGCTTCCATTATATATATTTATTACCTACTATATTTCAGTGTAGTTATGATATCATTTGTATCATACTTTTTAAGAATATCCAAGTCTTTTTTTACGTTGTTATAGCTACATAATTTGTTATCTGGTCTATTCAATATATATCCTTCACTATATGCAACTAAAAACATATCACCAAAATATAAATCATGTACTAACCATAACTGATTATCTTTTTTGGGCTGTGCATGATGTAGTGTATAGAAACATGCAAGACCATTGCCACTTCTAGTATAATACCCTTCGCTTATATATTCCCATATATCGGGCCAAGTAGTCATGTCATCAAAATTAAATCCATGGACTGCCGGATTTAATCTGGCTAACCAATTTACTAATTCTTGAAGTTGCTTTTGAGAGTATTCTTTTTGTAAGTTTAATCTAAGTTGACGCCACTCATAAAGCAAAGTTGCTTTATCATGCATTTACATTGTCCATCGTTTAACAGTATAACTTATTTCTGTAGTAAAACCTGCATCTTGTGTATAATTAAATTTAACATTATCACCATCAATCGCTGATGTAAATTCTATATTAGAAAATTCATCTACATCTGCCGTATTGTTTGTATTGATGTCTTGCCAAATTTCAGTATTATCATCTGTAAGTTTAACTTGAGTTATACCTTGAGGGACTCCGTTGATAACTTTGATTGTTCCTACACGAACAAAAGTAGCCGTAGTACCTACTTGCTTTAAAGAATAATCAATAAAGAAAGTAGTACATATATTTTTATCATATGATAAAAACGTTCCAGTAGTCCCAGATAATTCTTTTTTATATAGACTTGAACGTAAACCTGTAGATGTATCTAATGATTGAAGATGTTGGTCTGTAAACATTTGATTAAATGTATTTTCTGTTACTACTTCTACATTCTTTCTTGCTCTACCAAATAAACTTGCTATAAATTCATTTGTACCACTTACACTTATTGCCTTTACAGGTTCTATAGTTCCTGTTGTCGTAGTGTCAAAGTAATATTCATCTTCATCTGATACAGTTTCACTATAAAAACCTGATGGTGCATATTCTGATTGTTCTGAGACTTTTGCCGTAACTGTTGTTGTGTTATTTACTGTGTCGATTGTTGAAGTTAGAATTTCGCCTTCAGCAAATTTTTCCCAAGTTTGATTTGGTGCAGGTGTTGCCTCTTTATATTGACAAAGTGTTTCACCTAAATTAAAATTTACTTGTCCATCAAAAACTAGTGTTTGAGTAAAATAGTGCATTGCACCTAATACTGCATTTATATCTGTTACATTTCTAATTACAAGGTCTTCGTCTACTGTTAATCCAGGTTCTGGATTATCGGCTGAATTTAACCAAGATTGAATTACTGCTTGTGCGTTTGCAAACGGGTCAAATTGAATTTCGTTAACTGCATCATCAATACCTACAAACAATTGGTTAGTATCATTTGTAAATCCTAACTCTCCTGTTTCTAGTGTATCTGCACTTACGTCTTTTCTTAAACCACGTCTTAGTAAAATTTTAACATTATTAGTTGTGGACATTTAAAACTCCTAAATTCTACTTGTATTTATCAAAATACTCTTGAACCTTGCCTGCCCAATCAAGACTAAACTTATCAAATTCGTCATTCTCTACGACAAATTCTTGATAATTACCCATATTGTCTGATTCTTTATCCCAACCAATCATCATAATTACAGTAGTTTTTATATCAGTTCCATAAACTTCATTATGTGCGGCCGCATATGCCGAGCCTTGTAAGAAGTAATCTGAAATCCATTCTTTCTTTTTTGGTTTACGTGACGTTTTAAAATCTATAATAGCTGGTTTACCTTTCCATACTCCAACACAATCTGTAGTTCCTGCATATAAACCAGGATAATACAAAGGAACTTCTGTACCCCAAACTTCATCTACATTTGATAATCCTTTTTCAATCACAATATCAGATAATTCTTTTGCCATTTGATGAATAAGATTTGTTCCACCAGGTCTGTTTTCTTCAAGTATATACTTTTCAATATGTAAGTGAACTTGAGTTCCTATTCCTGTGGCAAGTTTAGTAATACGATTAGCCTCTTCATCGCCTACTCGTTTTCTCCATTCGTAAAGTGATGTTTTATCTTTAAGAGCATCTAATACAGTAGTTACACTAGGCAAAGGTTTGCCATTAGGTGTTTGATAATGTCGAACACCATCTACTTCAACTCTTTTTAGGGGGTCATACTTGTATCGTTCTTTGAGCATAGTACATCTATTATACTACATTTTCAAAGAGATTACAAGAGTAAAATTACATATTTTGATTGATTTCTTCAATCATTGATGCTTTTGTTTTTCTTCTATCTAATGCAAGACCTAAATTTTCTTCTGCCCACTCATCTAATTCTTTTTTAGTCATGGACTCAAAATCTGGTCTTGATGCTAATGGGACTGACTTTTCTGCCTCTTGAATTGCTACTTCTGGTTTTGTTTCTACTACGACTTCTGTAGTTGTAATTACCTCAGTAAGTTCTGCATTATTTACTTTAGATTTTACGTTTTCTTTTTCTGCAACTTTTGCCATAAATTCACGATGTCTTTTAGCATTCAAAATTTCTTGACGTAATTCTTTTCTTGCAGGTGTTAATCCTTCTAAACCATTTGCTCTTTGCTTTTCAGATTCAATTATAGCTTTCGCTTTAGCATCTTTTTTTGAAACAATATTTGTATTGCCTTTAATTATTAACGCCATTATTTTATCCTCTTCTGTGCAGTTTTTATAGCAAGTTTAGAAACTTTCTCTTTATCTTTTTCTGCATCTTGGCCTTGAGAGGATGGGGCTCCTTTCAAGTCAATAGTGTCTAGAGTAACTTTGCTGATATACTTGCTATTGGCTAACATGTCAACTAAACTTTCTGGAGTAACACTGTAGCCCATATCATTTAGTTCGTCTACCATCATATCGGTACCTACAGTACCAATATCATTTGCTTTCAAGCGAACAAGATACGCATTCAAGTCATTGCGTAGTTGTGCTTGATAATTCTTGTCTTCATTTAAAAGACTAGTTAACTTCATTTTTAGTCTCTTTTTGAACGACCAAGTGGCTCATCTACTTCACCAGAAGATGCCTCATCTCCGCCTGATAAATCAGCTTCAATGTCATCTTTCATATCATCTTCCATATCACCACCAATTTCAGTTGTTGCTGGTTCCATATCTGATGCCGGTGCTTCACCTGAAAGAACTAGAGCCGCACTATTTACTGCATCTTTTGTTGAACGTGCAGAGTCTAAAAGACCTGCAATCGCTTGGTCAACACTAGATTTAAATTGTTCAGCTTGTTCTGGTCCATGTGTATAAGCCATTTCATCTGCAAGTGGACCTAATTGGTCATTTTGAATCTTACCTAATTTCTCAACAACGTCTTGTAGTTCATCAACGATACCACGTGCCGCCATTGTGATTTCTGCCTCAGCCGCATCACCTTCAAGTAATTTGTTTAACTGATCCAGAAGTGATTCTTCTAAATTTTCTTCTTTAGGAGTTTCCACTGCTTTTTCTTCAACCTTGGTTTCTTCAACTTTAGTTTCTTCTTTTTTCATTTTTGGTTCCTTTGTTTCTTCTGCCTTCTTAGCATGAACAGCCTTACGTTGTGCATCTGAAACATACTTATGTTTGCCGCCTTCAGGAAGATGTGCTTTTAATAATGCTTTTACTGTTTCTAACATAAGCATTGTTTCGACATAATCTTTATCCTGATAATCAGCATTCATCTCACGTTTTTTGGCTTCAAGTTTACCTTTAGCCTCACGTAATGAATCTAAGTCACCTTCAACTTCGTAACCAAAGTTAGACTTTAGATATTCATTTAGTCGTGTAGATACTGATACTGTATCTGTTTTAAAAAAATTTGTACTTCTCATGGTTATTGCCCCATTACATAATAGTTATATTATGTATTTATCTTTTTATACTGATTTATTATTTTTTGGAATCTACGGCTTCAAAAATCTTAAAAATTGTCTTTCTAGCAGTGTTGGCCTCCATTTTTGCTCTACTAAAACGAGCCTCTGAGATATCCATTCTGCCATAATCGCCTCTTTTCTTAGCCGCTCTGTAAGTATGTCTATGTTGCAAAGCATCATAATAGTACTTTTCAAAGACTGCATTCGCTGAGATTATCTTAGTGATTTCTTCTGAATTGATTTTTTTGCCTTCATTTAGATGTTTTACGATAATATAAGCAGTTTCGTACAAACGAATGGCTTCAAATAAAGTATCATTTGTTCTACTATCTTTTATATCATGTGCCTCATCAGACGTTTTTTCTACAGAATAAATGCCAACTTGTACACCTTTTTCGGTTTTTTTGGACTCATTAATTGTAGTAGCAATCTTTTTAGCAACATTTGATGTTGCACTGGAAAAATTTTTCATAATATTTTCCATTGCTTTTATATCTGATTTTTTAACTCCAGGTGATAAGTCTACTTCCCCGCCCTGTGTTTGTGCTTCTGTAGACTCACGTAAACTAGTCTTATCGCCTTTCATAGCTTTAAGAATGTTTGCCATTGCTCCTACATCTGCTCTACTTGGTGCCGTCATAATGTCCTCCTATACTGTCCTATACCCTCTTAATGTTGGCATAAGAACACCTTTGTGAGTCAATCTATCAGCTATTACTGTTTCCCTATCTGTTAGTTGACTCTCATTTACATACTTATTATCAACTGAGAAGTATTTTGAAACTAGTTCATTTTCTTCTTCTGTGATAATTACATAAATTCCGCCTAAGACTTCTCTTATTCTCATAAAACTATTTTCCTTGATTGTTTAGTTTATTCAATAGATTTCTAAACTGTACCGCAGTTTTTGGATCAGCCGCTAATTGGTCAACTGATGCCGCCTGTTGAGCCATTGCTTTACGTTGAATTGGTGTAAGCGGTTTACCTTGTCCTGCTTTGTCTAATGCATCTGCCGCCTGTTGTGCAGTTGCACCTCCTAAATTCTTTTTACCTAAACGTTGCATTGCTTGTGCTTTTTTAGTTTTATTTTGTGGGTTAGTCTCTTGACCTTGTTCAGCGCCTGCTTGTGCTTGTGCGCCTCTCATTTCTCCTGGAGACATTGTACCTTGTGTTCCACCTGTATTGTATTCTTTTACTGGATAATACTTATCTAACATTTTCCAGTATTCATCATAATCATAAATTTTATCGTCAACTTCTACATCCATTGGATATGCATCAAAATGTTTTTTGTGGTCGTCAACATAATCTTTAATATCTGCCGCTATCTTTTTTTCATCTTCGTTCAAATCATCTTCATCATCTTCATCATATGAGCCATATAAATTATCAATATCACCTATATAACCATCACATGCATGATTTGGATCATCTGGACAATCGCCACCGCAGTAACGACATTTTTCTTCTGTTATTTTCTGTTCATTCATAAACTTAACTGGTACTGAAATTGTAGCACCTGACTCAGGATCTAAAATAACCATACGTTCTTCACCTGGTGTAGAATTTTTATAATCGTCACTTACTTTGCTAAATTCTTCTTTAGATATATGTACAAGTTTTCCATCGTACTTATATTCTGTTTCCTCGATACCAAGACCAAGTATACGTCTTGCATCTTCCATATCGTTTTGTTTTACTGCTTTTGATAGTTCAATATAATCACGGAAATTTAAAGTTTTCAATCTGTCTCTGACAACTTCACCTTTCTCACCAACTAAATCGGCAATATCTGCAACCTTATCATCAAAACTCTCATTCATATTATCTATTAATTGTTTTTTAATTTCCATAATATTATCCTTATCTTCTATTCAACGTTTTTAAACGTCTACTTGCAGGGTTCATTCTTTTAGTCATTCTTGACTTTCTTGCCAGTCTTGCACCCATCTTAGCTTTAGTTCTAGCAAGTGTAAACCTTTTCTTAATATCAACTGGTTTAAAACACGCACTTGGATTAGAAACTGTTTTACCTTTTAGTCTTCCACTCCCACATCTGTACTTACGTACAATTTGTTTACCTTTACGTGCATAAACTAATTTTGCCTCAAAGATATCATCATATACTTCTGCTACTTGCATTATAGACCTCCAAAAACGGAAGTAAGTAATGCTAATAGCATTGTAGCAAATAATGTTGAACTAGCCCATATAATAATTTTCTTAAGTTCAGAAAGACCTTCTTTAGTCTCAACTTGATTTTTCTCAATAAGACCTTCTAGTCTATGAATACTTTGGTCTAGATTTTTAAATCTTTCATGTGCAACTGCAACATGAGTTTCTAAACTCTCTGTTTCTAATTGTGCTAGTTTTGTATCTATGTCAGGCATAGTTTATATTTCCTTATAGTATATCGGACATTACAAATTCCGTATTAGCTGGAATAGATAATGTTACACCGTCTATTGTTATACCTTCAAATAATTCTTTAAGTATGGATACTGTATCACCGCCTCTTTCAAATACTCTTCCATGTTCTACTGCAAACTTAAACAAAAAACCAGGACCTGTTAATGATGGTGCTAGTCCGTTTAATGTTACTGCTATAGGATTGTTCATGATAATTGGCTGTGCTACTAGATTGATGACATTACAAACATCATCAAAATTTTGTTGTGTTTGGTCAGCAACACTTCCTGTTGCAGTGATATCTATACCACTTACATACATTGTATAAAAGTTTATGTTGCCTGATAAATTTTCACCAGCACTTGCGGCTCCATGTATTCTTGCCATATTCTTTTCTCCAAATAGTTATATGTATTTATCATTTATGTGAGGATAAGGAGCCAAAAAAAGACCCTCATAAGAGGGTCTTTTAATACACGCAAAGTGTGGGTTGGACTAACGTCCAGGGGGGTAAATTAGTATGTGAAATCTGCTACTGAGAAGTCAGCACCTAGAGCCGCATCTAAACCAGCGGCATCCCATGCACCGTTGTTTTCTACTGCGATTCTTACATCGTTACCGTCGATTGCACCAACAAGAACGACTGTTGCTCTTGTTCCTGTACCTTCGATGATTGCTTTTAGGTCAGATGAAGCCATACCAGTTTTTGTCACTGTGAAGTGATTTAAGTTACCAGTAAGGAATTGACCTGCCGCATATGTTTCATGTACTTTTGCCATTTTAGTTCTCCTAAATAATTACTTGAGCATTATAAAAGTATTGCTCTATACGTTTATTTATCATTTTTTGCGAAAAAGTGGGTGTATTAACGACCAGATTTTTTGTATCTTGGACTTAAATCTCTGCCTGTTTGATAAGAAGTTTTACCTAAAGCCTTACCTATCTTGTTTGCGGCTACCATTGCGGCGCCAAAAGCGGCTACTTTAGTGATTGGCTTGTCCCAAATGTCTTTTACTATACCTTTTGTAGTCTTACTGTCTTTATATATGTAGTTTCCACGCTTTTGGAACGATTTTAACGCTGGCATTAACTCACTACGCATTGCTTTTGAACGTGTATATTGCATCATTCTAGTAGTAACTAATGCTTTTTGGTTTTGATTTAGATTATCCCAATCACCTATCAATCTTCTCATTGATTTTAACATACCATCTTGTACGTTTAAATCACGTTGAAATCTTAATAACATTCTTTGTTCAAAACTTGCATCTGATTTGCCTGCACCTATATGATTTAAGTATCTTAATAAATCTTGTTTCTTTATATTAATTCTTCCGTGTGCAATTTTATCTCTTGGATCAGTGTAATCTATACCTTTACCCATTATACGATGAAGTGTTGCATATAAATCAGTTCCGCTTGTTCTAAAATAATCAAAATTTCTGTATGCAACTGTTCTACTTGCATATTCTTTTGCCAATGGTGCAAACTCATAATCTTTATTCATCATATTTAACTGCATAAGATAAGCAAATGCAAGTTCACCTGCATCACTTACATTAAGAGCATCCATAGTTTGTCTTGTTCTGAATAATCTGCTTTCTGTTAATTGATTAATCAACTTTAATTCACTGCTATGCTGATATTGTTTTGTCATTTTAATCTCTCGGTGCAAAATTAGCCGCACTAAACTCTAATCTGTCTACAATCTTCATTGCTCTACCAATATGGTCAACAATTACAAAGCCTTCTGGATCTGTAACTTTAAGTGAACCGTCTGGTTGTTCAATAAAGCTATCAATCGCTTTTATGTTTTTCATTTTTTTCTGAAACATCATTTTAACTGCCTCAGTTTTTAAATATGCTTTATACATATCTGCGATTTGTTTCTTATTGTTATTTATGATATCTGATACTTGTGACTTAGCCGCCAATTTAGCCTGTCCTGCCTTACCTTCTGGTCCTGTTTTTAATTTAGCAACTGCATCATCAAATTTTTGTTCTAAAGCAACTAAAAATTCTTGTGCAAACTTATCTGCATCTTGCTCTAGTGCTTGTCCAGAACGAATTGGTGCGTTAGCATGTGCCTTAATAGCATTTACTAATTCAATCCCACCAATTTTTTGATTTAATGCTTTAAATGTGTTAGCATCAACTGACATAGAACTCAATTCCTTAATTGATGAACGTATCTTAGCACTGTTCTCTTTAGATAACTGTACTTGACCTGATACATCTTTAATTCTTGCATCAGTAAACCAAACATTCTTCGAAGGTCTTAGTTTACTTGCATCAAATCCAAATGTTGCTTTCATTTCATCCATACTATTACCTGAATAGCTTGTATGGAATACTATTCCTATATCAGCCGCCTGCATTTCTTTAGCAGTTTTGCTATCTGCTGGTACAACATATGTAATTGTATTTGGTTTAAATGCTAAATGTGGTTTACCTTCGATAGTAACTTGTTTTAAATCACCTTTAGTGAATAATAAGTCACCTTGTAATACACCTTCAATACCTAAGTCTTTTAAATGTTCTAAAGATGTATTTAATTTACTACGTAAACCTGCTTTACTTACAGGTTCATCATTCTTAGTTGTATCAGGGTGATTTGTTTCTATATCTTCTGGTGATTTGTTTAATTTTGCCTTCTGAGCAAATACACCTTTAGTGCCTACAAAGAATTTTCCATCTTCTGGGTCTGTACCTGCGAATACGGCTGGTGAACCATCCCATTTAGTTGTGATAGCATCTCCTCCACCGTCACCATCTAAAGTATTAAGAAGTTTAGTAAATGTACCTACTACTCTTTTTATACCTTCTGTGCCTTGCATGAATACAAGTTCTTCTGCATGGTCTAAATGCGTATTCTTATCTTCTTCTTTTAATTCTGCATCTAGTAGATTTTTCATTTTCTTATGAAAGCCTACTTGTTTTAAACGTGGCTTTCTTGGACCTCTAAATCTACGCTCTCTGCCTTTGCCTATAATATCTTTTATTTTCATTTTTTGTCCCCAAAAGGTCTTTCGCCAGTTAGATGAGGCTTAGCAAACCATAGTTTAAACCAATCGTCAGTGCCAGGTTGTATATTATGTTTCTTTTGGAGTTTAGATTTCTCTGTGCCAGTATAAGATATGTTTTCTTGCTGAGTTTCCTCAGGTTGATATGGCTTATATATACCAGATAAAACTTTTAATCTTTTTAATTGTTGTTCTAAATCCATTACTTCTTTGCCTTGACACTTTTAATACCCCTTTGAAATTTTCTTGGATCTTTTGAACGTATACTATTAACTAATCTTTTAGATAAGTCTGTTGCCACATCATCATCGAATTCACGATTTATGAATTCTAACAGATTTATTGCACCAGAAATAATATGTTCAGCCTTTTGTTCTACAAATCTTTCTCTTTCATTTGTATATGCCAAAGAATTTAATTCTTCGAAAAGACTTTTACGTGGTTTATCCATGGGTATTTCTCCGTTCTACTGTATTTATCAGTTTTCGTCAAAAGGAGAACGTGTTTTGGTCTTTAACATTGCTCTTAGATTCTTTGCAACATCTGTTTGTTCTTCTGATTTTTGTGAATTTTGTACGGTTTCTGCGGTTATTGTTGTCTTTTTCTTGAGAGCATCAACAATGTTTAGTGTGTTTGATATTTGTTCACCATCACCATCATCAAAACCATCAGTTACATCGTCTGTAATTTTTAAACTATCTCTATCAAACACTAGATTAATTTTGCTTCCTACACCACTTGATGAACGTGTTTTTAATAATTGTAATTGATATTGTCCTCGTTCACGCATTGCTTGACTTGTAAAGATACCTATAACATTATCCGCAGTTTGAATTTTTGATATACCACCTGCAATATGTGAATGGTCAAACTCGATTTCTTCTACTGCACTTCTGTTTAACTGTGATGCAGTTACCATAACAGTTTCAGTTTCCATTGCAAAGTTACGAATTTCTTCTGTAACATATTTGTCTTTTATAAACAAATCACCAGCTGGAACTCTTTTAGTTGCAGGCATTAACAAATCAAGATAATCAACACACATACAATCTACTCGTTTGCCTGTTTGTATTTGTAACTCTTTTATATAAGAACGTAAATCATTTACTGTAGAACCAGAAGGAAGATACTTAACTCTAAGCATTCCTGATTGTTTACCTTTTGTTTTAACAGTTAGTTCTACTTCGTCTAGTTCTTTAAAAATTCTTTTTGTACTTCTGTCTGTAAGCATTGCGTCCATACGCATACTTGATAATTCTTCTGAAAGTTCAAGAGTGAAATATACAACATTCATACCTAGTTGTGCCCAATTCAAACTCATGTTTTGCATAAACAATGATTTACCAGCACCTGAACCACCTGCAAAAATTGTAATCTCACCTCTATTGATACCACCATAGAGTTTATCATCTAATACTTTCCAGCCTGTAGATATCTGACCATTATTATCTTTAAGTTTTTCAAGTCTTGCTCTAGGATCTTCAAAGTAATCAGTACCTAATGAACGTGCAAGTCCAATCTGTACTGCGTTTTTAATTCTAGTTTCTACTTCACCATACTTGCCTGTTTCAAGCAAGTCTGCACTTTCGATAATTGCTCTTTCGATTGCTTTGTGTCTACAAAAAGTTTCAAATTCATCAATGAACCAATCTACGTGTTGTTCAATGTTATCAACTTTTTCAATTTCTTGTCCAGCTTGTGCTTTGATTATATCTGTAGTAGGAACTGTAGAATATTCTTCTGTATGAGAGATTATTGTATCAACTACTTTTCTAATACCTCTATCAAAATATTCAGGACGAATGATACTTCTTACTCTAGAATACAACTCAGGATCTGTAATCATGAATTGAACAAATAATTTTTGTAAATCTAGACTATATTCTTTTATTTCTGACATGTTTTCTCTCATATATTCCTTTAATTATATTTCCTTTGGACACAAATGTCAAGACCTATCATGCTTACGCCAATCTTTTCTTTTATTATATTCTTGTATCGTTCTATCTATTATAATTGCTAGTGCAACTATACTTAGTCCACTTATTAAACCTAATCCTAAATAACCATTTCCTACGGCTGTCATTACTTGAGAACCTAATCCTCTAACTCCTATCATAGATGCAATAATTACCATTGCTAATGACATCATTACAGTTTGATTTATACCTCCAAATATTGTAGGCTTTGCTAAAGGTAATTCAATAGTAATTAATTTTTGATGCCATTTTAATCCTAGTGCATCTGCTGATTCTATTAATTGTTTATCAACTTCTTTAAGTCCTAAGTTTGTAAATCTAATAACTGGTGGTATTGAGAATACACATATAGCTATAAGTCCTGGTATCTTTCCAAGACCAAATAACATTACTACAGGTATTAGATATACAAAACTAGGTATTGTTTGCATTAAATCAAGAACAGG